GACACCGTGGCCCAATAATAAATCCCCATATGCTCGATGACGCTGTTCGACGACAGGATCGCGCTCGATGTAGAGATCGAGTCGAACAGAAAGGTGGCAGTGCCGCCGACGAACTGCATGCGGACCAGACTGTCGAGCGACCACAAAAGGCACGCCGGTCCGGATGTGCCGCGCAAGGGAAGGCCGCGCACGATCTTGGTCCCAGAAGGACGTGCCGTGCCTGAACCGGTGCCTGAAGTCGTGAGCGGTTGACCCGGCATGCTCCAGCCGACGAAACCGTCCTGCCCATAGCGAACGAGATACGGCCAGATAGCCACGACGCCGCCACTCACCTTGGCGATGTCAGCGGGAAGTGTGGCTGTAAGCTCCAGCAGTGCCGCCGTGTCCCTCACTTCGCCGTAGAAAATACTGCGAGTGTCGGTGTTGGCGATGTCGAGAATATTCGGCGCTGCATGAGCGAACAAAAGGTTCGCATCGCTCACCGTGTCGTACATCACGGTGAATTGCCAGTTGTTGTTGTCGCTGGCAACGAAAGCAGCCGGGGTGCGGTCGATCAGTCCCGAGGTCAGTCCGCTCTGGATGTTGATCGTGTAACGCTGCAGCACATCCTGCTGCCCGGCATGAACATAGGAAAAGCCATCATAGCTCTCCACGTCCAAGGCACGGGCGATTCCGTCAAGATCGCGCTGCTGCTCGCGATAGCCCAGCATCTTGCGCGGCAAGTCCTGATAAAAACGAACCCATAGGCCCTCAAGGTATTGAGTCTGGGTCAGGCGCGTGCCGTCCCGTTGAATGCCGGGCTCGCTCACCAGTCTTTCCGGCCGGAAGACAGGACTTTTGCTCAGGTCGGGGAGAGGAGTCGGCGGCATCAGAGACGAACGATGTAGGGAAGAACCATGGTCGGTTGCGTCTTGTCGAACGCCGTTCCGCTACCCGCGACACCCGAGACATTGGAAACCGGGCCGCCCGTCGCGCTGGGAGCAGGCGGATCGGTCGTCTGGACGCCTGCCTGAAACGACCAGCCATTGACGGGGCCGCCACCGCCCGGCCCGGTCGCACCAACCCCGATATCCGCGCCGTTCAATTGGCTGAGCGTGTGGGTGTGGGTGAGGTCGTGAATGTGGTTCGACAAGTCGTGGGTATGGGCAGCCAGATTGGCCCCCGTGAGCGCTTGCGTTTCCGCACCACCCGAAGCGCCCGCCGTATTGCCGTCCGGCGTCATGGTGACGGAAGTAAGTCGTCCGGCCGCGCCGATCACCATGTTGTCGAGGCCCGCGATCACCCGGCCGCGCATGTCGGGCAGCGTGATCGTTTTCAGCGCAGCAAAGTCGGCGGCAGCGTTCGCGCCTCGTCCACCGGATACCGGGGCGAGCGTATTTGAAAAACTGTTCCAGACTTGAGCGAACAGATTTGCCGTATCGGCATTGGCTCGATTGTTGGCTCCTGAGCCTGCATTGCCGATGGTGCCCGCACCTAAGACCCATCCAGCGGGAGCCGACGTACCCAGAAACGCCTGCACTGAGCCTGTCGGCAAATAGGCCGCCAAGGCCGCCGCAATGATTGTATTCAGGTCGGTGACTTGGCTTCCAGTGATCGCAATAGTCGTATTGGCGGCACTTGTGGCACGGCCGTGCACGTCGATGGCGACCACAGGAACCGCTGACGCTGTTCCGTACGTCGCCGCTGCAACACCCGTGTTGGAAAGACCGAGCGTACCCGTCGTGGTAATCGGACCGCCAACGAGATCGGCGGTCGTGGCGACCGAGGTGACGGTGCCGGACGTGGCGGTGAAGGCAATCGCCATGTTCGTTCCATTGGAACGAATGATGCTGAAAGCTCCTTGAGCTATCACGACACCGGCATCGAGGTTGTTCGTCCGGGCGGTGACTGTATGAGCGCCGGTAGAGTTGTTTCGGACGAACCAATATCCGTTGCCACCGCCATAATCGAGAATGCGGTCGCCGGTCAGCGCGCCGGACCAGTCCTGAATCTGAGCGGCGATCTGCGGCGATGTAAGGGACAACGTGCCAGTGCCAGCAATGTTGATCGCCGCTCCTGTGACAGTGGTCACGAGCGAGCGGCCATAGCCCAATGTATGAAGATTGGAGCCGTCGCTGAAGACGATCAGGCTTTCGGTCGGAGCAATCGTCTTGGTCGCCGCATCATCAATAGTCTGGCCGCCTGCGGGCGTCAGAACAATGGAGCCGCTACCGGTATTGATGATGTAGACGAACCAACCGTTGCCCAACGTTACCGCGCTGGTGAACGTCCAGACGAGCGCGCCGCCATTGCTTTGCAGCACAGTGGCACGATCTGACGCCGTGATCGTGTAATTGGCCAACAGTGTGTTGGTGATGAGATTCTGATCGAGGACCGTGAGGTTGGCCCGCAGCCCGGCCCCAGCCAAAGTAGCCGCCGTAGCAGACGACGTGCCAACGCCAAATTCAATGGCGTACCAGTGACCTTGATCGGTGGAATTGTCCGTCAGTACGACGAACCATGCCTCGCCCGAATTGACCTGAGCGATCTGGATGCCGTCTTGGTCGTAAACGAAGAAGGTGTGGGAGCCGACGTTACGGAACAGGATATCCTGTCCCACGCTCGCCTGATCGGCGGGCGGAAGGGTGACGCCCAGCGATCCCGCCGTGGCGTTGATGTCGATCTTGTCGGCCGCCACGTTGGCGTCAGGCGGAGCCTCCATTGGCCAGACAAGCTCAAGATTCGCGCTGATCGAGTACGAAATATACGAAAGCTGCGAGGGGTTGATCGTGGTGTTGCCAAAGAGATCGGTGTAACTAGGCATCTATCCTCTCAGTTGGTCTGCCGGGTCTGGCCCCGGTCAACCATCCGCCTCAAGTCTTCGGCATTGATCGCATCCATGTTTTCATCTGCGAGGGCTTTCCACACCGGCAAACGCGAGTCGTTGCGAAGAAACGGCTCCATTCCCGCCAAGCAAGTATAGAGCAGCAGGAACGGAGCGTACTGCGTCAGGTAGTTTTCCTGATTGGCCGAATCGAGCAGGGTGGGAAGGATGTAGCACACCGCCTCGAACGGAAAATTGTCCGACGGAGTCGGCTGCACTAGCCAGTGGTTCAAGTCGTAATCGCAGTAGAATTCCGGTGTTCCCAGCACGGTGTCGTCCGGATAGATCGTGCGGATGTACTCGTAGGAACGGGGACGCAGGATGTTGCGGGTATTGTTGTCGGTGCCCGTGCCGAAATTGAAGCTGGTCGTTGAACGCCAGTTGGTCGGCTTGGCGATGACTGAAACGGCCGTCTGCATGGCGCTGATCATGGGGGCGATGTAGCCCGTGATCTTGAGCTTGTCGGCCAGCAGCCGCTCGCTGTTGCTGATGATGCGAGGAATCTGTCGCAACACGGTTTCATCGGCCGTGTCGCCGCGCTCAAGGTAATCCTTGATGTCCTGAACCAGCGAATCGTAGGTCATCACCGCTGCGGGCATTATTCGTCCTCCGCAGGCGGTTCAGGCTGCAGGGGAAGTTGAGCGGCGGTTGCCGCAGGCACGGTCAATGGCGTGTCGGGACGCACGAACGGCAGCTTGAGATCATCGGGACGAGGACCGGGCAGACGCATTGGATCGTACACATCGTAACAGCCCGGCGAGATGCCCGGCTTGTGCACCATGAATCCCTTGATGTTGCCATCCTCGGTAAGCTCCGAGAACGAAGCCTTGCACTGGCAGCGCTGGCAAATATAAATGCCGAGATTGGCCTCGCCACGTGTGTCGATGAACACGCGGCTGCGGGAATATTGGCCGCTGGCATAGGGGACTCCGGCGCGTCGGGCTGGCATGGTTTCTACGCCTTATAAACGTCGAGGCCGGGATTATAGCGCATCGGGGCCGGATCGCGCTCCTCGCCAGTCGCCAACTGAACCGCCGCCGCCTCGGCTTGCAATAACGGGCCATAACGATTCATGTCGGCCACTTCAGGCAACGCGAGACACAGCCGTCGAGCCATAGACGCCGTCATGGCCTCGTTCCAACGGCGGCTCACGTCGAGCGTCTGGGTCATCGAGCTAAGCTGATCGAGGTAGCGCCTCCGCCAGCATACAAGCTGGTAATACTTGGCCGTCGCATCGGGCATCGGCCAGACGAACAGCACGGGGGTGTCGAGGTCGCGCTGTTGATACCAGTTCCACGGCGGACCGGGCGCGGTCTTCGTCACCATCGCGTTCCAGTCGTCCAGATTCCAGACGCCCAGAGGAATCTCGGTCGGATTGTTGCCGAAATAAAGCTCGGCTATCGATATCGGCACGTCGCTGACCGAGCGTACGCGGAAGCCGTTGCACTCGTTAGGCACGCCTTCAATATCGATCCAAAGCCACGTGTTGGTCGCGCCGGTCGTAACCGAAGTCGAATCGATAGCCGTCCATGTCAGCCCGGAGTCGGTCGTATATTCGTAGAAGATATCGAAGGTGCCCGACGTGGCGAACAGGACGCCCACGGTCGTGACCGCCGCCGCACTGAAGAAAGCTCCGATAGAACCGTTGGCAGTAAGTTGGGTACAGGCCGTGTCGAAATTGTCATCGAAGGCCAGTGCCGCCGTGCCGCCGTTGTCGCTGAACCATCCGTTGGTATCGAGGCGACTCAGGTAACGCTGGTTGGTGCTGATGACGACGCTAGTGCCGAGCGGGCACGGCACTTCATTCTGGTTCTGATAGAGCGGCAGAATGATCTTGTCGCGGCCCCAAAGCTGCATGCCGAGATTGAGCATCTCGTCCAGCATGAGGTTGAACTCGTCGGCGGCGACCTGAAGAATCTCGGAGTTGAACTTGGCGGGAGGAATTCCGGCACGGCGCAGCGCAAGCTCAACGACCTGTCGAGCCGTGTACTGGCGTAGCGCGCTGTTGTTGCCGGAAAGACTCATTAGTCATTGCCCTCCACCCTTAATTCGTTACCGGGTTGAGAAGTTCCATGTTGGTGCCGTCATAGACGAGGATCATCATCATGTTAGCGACATAGTCGCCAGCCGCAAGCGCTGTCGCAGCGCGTTTGACGATGGTCTTAGCCCCTAGGCCAGAAACATTGATCGTAGGAGTCGTTGTGGCGTTGGTGAAGCCAGACTGTGCGATATAAAGCGCGCCCTTGGTATAGGCTGTGAGCGCGGGTGACGGTGTCGCCACCATCGTATCAGCGGCGCTCGTCGTAGTGCCGAGATAATTCGTCGTGCTGGCGGTGTTGAAAACCACTCCACTCATCGTGACAGCGCCGACGAGGGTCACGCCATTGGTCGCAGTACCAATCGTGACGAGTCCCGTAGAAGTGGTGCCAAGACCAATAGTGCCGGTGCCCTTGGCGTTGATCGTTAGGTTGTTGTTCGCACCACTGTCGATGGTCGCAACCGCAACCGTGCCGCCAGTCGCGGCCCCTGTAATCAGCAAACCAGCAACCGCACTGGCAGTAGCCGTGTTGACTTGGAAAATCGGGTTCGTGACGTTGCTCCTGCCGACAGCAAACGCTGTCGCAGATGCCCCCACAACGCCAAGAGTAGACGCGGCATTGCCAATGGTGATGGCGGCGGCCGTATCCGCGCCAATAGTGATAGCTCCTGTGGAATCGATAGTGACGCTGGCCGCAGTAGAACTGCCAATCGTAATCGCGCCGGTCGATATCGTAGCAATGCCAAGAGTGCCGGTGCCCTTGGCATCAATAGAAAGACCGGCATTCGCGCCGCTGCTGATAGTAGCAATCGCCACGACTCCCGACGCCAGAGCACCAGTGAGCTTGAGGCCCGCCGCCTGCGTGGCAGTCGATGAGTCGATCAGAAATACAGGATTGGTTGTGCCGTTAGGGCCAATCGCAAAGGACGATGAACTACCCGACGTAATTACCACGCGACCGGTTACGCCTACGACACCGCTTTGAGCCGTCAGATTGGGGGCTGCACTACCTCCCAAATTTACCGCGGTCGAAGCCGAGGCACCCAAAGTAACTGTGCCAGTAGATACTGTACCAATGCCGATGGTGCCAGTCCCCTTGGCATTGATCGTTAGGTTGTTGTTCGCACCGCTATCCAGAGTTACTAGAGCGACGGTTCCCCCCGTAACCGCACCAGTGAGCTTGAGGCCCGCCGCCTGCGACGCAGTCGATGCATCGATCTGAAATACAGGGTTAGTCGTGCCATTGGGACCGACCACAAAGGCGGTGGCAGAGTTCGTCGTAAGCGTTTGGTTGGCACTGCTCAACGTGCCGGTGAACGTCGGCCCAGCCTGCATCGCCACGACGGTGCCGGTGCCGGTGATGGTGTATTCACCCACCACACCATTATTGTTAAACAGGATGTTGGTGTTCGAGCCGCCAGTGATGGTCGTGGTGCCAATGACTATATTGGCAGAACCACTCGCAGCATTGACGAGCGTAAGACCGGTTCCATTAAGCGTAAGACCGGCCATGGGTTACGGCCCGTTCTGGACGAAGGTTCCCGACGCGCTGCCCGTCCCGTTGTTGAGCAATATACGCGCATGCACCGGAGCGAACTGGTAGTTGGACTGCTGAGCCGTACTCGCACCGACGACGGCCGAATCAGAGCACGAAATCCACGTCACGTTCTGAGGCAGGACCGGGTTCACCGAATTGTTGGGATCGTCCAGCGTTTGCTGCACGGTGTAGTTGACCGTGCCGCTGACGTTGATCTGGAAGGCAACGCCCCCCGGACTCCAATGGTTGAGCGTCACCCAGCCGGACGAAGCAACACCGTTCGTGCCAATGGCCACGGTGCCCGCCGTCGAGGCAGACGACGAAATGGCGATGTTGGTGAGATAGTCCAGCACCGATTGATAGGTGCCTGCACCAGCAAGCGTGATGTTCTCTGTGACAGCATTGCCATCGACATCGTTGCCCGAAAGCGTCAGCACGGCCGTCGCCGCGCCCGTGACGGTAATCAGGATGCGGCGTTGAGTGTCGAGCGAGGTCGCAAGCAGGGTGAGCGGACCTGCTCCACTGATCGTGGCAGCGGCACGGAGAAGGGCCGGATTAGCCGCCGCCAGCGGACCTACGGTACAAAATTGAGCCCGCATCGGGCCTCCTTAGCCGTGGGTCTTGGCGGCGTGGAACCAATCGACCGAAATGACGTGAGCGGCGGTAGACGCGTTCAGCACGCCAATAGTC